GAGGTAAAGGGTCGCCAGTCCAATTTGCTCGATTCTCATTTCCGTGCTCCTACGCCGCGCTGGGTGCTTCCGTCAGCACAGACGACGCGATGGTCATTGGGTTTGGAGAAGTACCGGTTTCGCCACCACGCGAGCCCTTGCTCGGCGATCGACGTCTCGCGCTCGACCGATGACCGTGCCTCGTTGACCCGCTTGTGGACCAGGCGCAGATGACTCTCCATCGGGCCGCGACCGAACATCTCGTGCAGTACCTCGTCCATGACTTCGCTGATGGGGCGCAGGTAGTCGAGGCAGTCCTCGCGCACAGACAGGATCGCCTTAAGCCATGCCGCCTGGCCGGCAGCCGCAAGATAGAGCTGGTCTAGGTCGTGCAACGAAACAAGAACCCACTCATCTCGACGCTGAGCCATAAGGCAGCAATTCATAAATCCGTGGGCATCGCTCTCCGGCCGCCCAACAAGAAAAACAACAGGACGCCCGGTAGCAGCGAGCACGCCTTCGGCCTTCTTTTTCTCTTCTGCAGTCGGGTACTTGCCTTTCACTTCCAGATAGAAGTCAGCGGCCGGCAAGTAGAAGTCCGGCAGGTATTTGCAGCCCTCGACCTGGATCAGGTCCGGCTCGTAGAGGTAGAACACGTCGATGGCATCCATCAGGCGCGCCCACATCAGTTCGGTGTAGGAGCGCAGCTTGTAGCCGTTGTGCTCGAATACAGTCCGGCGGCTTTTCATCAGAAGTTCACCTCGATGACATTGCCGCTGCGGGCGTGCGCGGCGAGCGGGACAAAGCGGGACTTGTCGCCCTGGAAGGCGGTCGGGACAGTTCCGATTTCGCCGTCACGGTTCTTGCGGATCAGGATTTCGCCGATGCCCTTGTCCTGGGTGTTCGGGTGATAAACCTCATCCCGGTAAACGAACATCACGATGTCGGCGTCCTGCTCGATGGCGCCGGATTCGCGCAGGTCGGAAAGCACAGGGCGCTTGTCGGGGCGTGACTCGCAACCGCGGTTGAGCTGGGACAGGATGATTACGGGGCACTCCATCTCGCGGGCCAGCAGTTTGATCTGGCGCGACATGACCGTTACGTCTTCAGTCCGGCCGGCGCCCTCGCCCTCGACCAGGCCCAAGTAGTCGATGACCACGAGACCCATGCCGCCCATGCGATGCTTCTGGCGGCGGACGATGGAGCGGATGCGCGCCATGGTCATGACCGGCACGTCAGATACGACGATTGGCGACCGGCTCAGCTTCAGGCCCGCAGCCGCCAGCTCGGTGCTGTAGTCGTTGCTGCACTCGCCGGTCTTCAGGGATGGCAGCGGGATGCCGCCGACTGCCGCGAGCAGGCGATCCATCAGCTGGGTCTTGCTCATCTCCAGGCTGATGACGGCAACCGGCTTGCGCTGGTTGATGCCGACGTCTGCCGCGATGTTCATGGCCAGGGTGGTTTTGCCCATGGCGGGACGACCAGCAACGACGATCATCTGGCCAGGTTTCATGCCCTGGGTGTACTTGTCGAGGTCAGGGATGCCAGTCCCAAGCCCGTCCATTGCTTCGCCCTTGGCGAAACGATCCAGGCGGACCTGCAGCACTTCGATGTGCTCCGCCCACATGTCGGCCATGGTCTGGCATTCGGCGTCGCCGCCATCAGTACCGAGAGCCAGAATGGTCGACTGTACCTGGGCGATCTTGTCCTCGACGGCTGCCTGGTCATGGGCGATCTCGTGGATGCGCTCTGCCGCCGCGACGATCTGGCGAGCCACGGCGCGGTCACGGATGATCTTCGCGTAGGTCTTCGCGTTGGCAGCGGACGGCGTGTTGAACTGGATTTCGCCGGCATAGGCCGTGGTCCGAGTGCCACTCGGCAGCTCAGCCATGCGGTCGCCAAGGGTGATCGCGTCAACCGGCTCGCCGTCGTTGTGCAGCTCCATGATCAGGCGGTACAGGTCAGCGTTGTCGGCGTAGGCGAACGCTTCTGGCGACAGGTCATCGCTCAAGACGTCGATCAGGTGCGGCTGCTTGAGCATTGCACCGATGACGCCGTGCTCGGCTTCGAGGCTGTGAAGTTCGATCATTGCTGCGCCTCCGAGATTTCACGGAAGACAGCGCGGCTTACCAGTGCCTCAAGGCGCGGCACCACGTTCTGGCCACGGTAGAAAACCTGGCTGCGGTTGTTGGCCTTCTCGAAGAACGGGAGCCAGAAGCCTTTGCCGCTCTGGTGGGCCGGAGCCTCGTTCCAGCGCTCGACGATCATGCTGCGAAGTGCCTTGTCGGTCTTCACGGTCACGGCCGGCAGGTTCGGGCATACGCGGTGGTACAGGTCGATGATCTGGTCGACAGGGACGCCAGCCTCGTTCACGTTGCCAGCAGCCTTGCGGTGGGCGCTGCCCAGCCACTTGACCAGGAAGCGGCGCCAGTCCTTCTTCGGGCGATTAGCGGAAGCCCAGGCGGCGGCGCGGACAATCTCAGTCTCGACGTCAACCGGTGCGTAGGCTTTCGCCCACTTGGTAATCAGGTCAGAGCTGACATGGAAGTCCTCGCCATCGAACGAAACGCCGGAATCTTTCTCGACCTGGGTGGGCTCGCCCCCTTGGGGGGCAGTAATCTGTTCCGAAGGAACAGTTACTAGGGGTTCTTTCTTTGTATAAAGAAGGGTAGTTGCCGTTTTGGTCTCACTCGCATCAGAAACCAGTGAGACGATTTGGGCTGAGTGAGACGATTTGGTCTCAGTGAGACTGGCTTTCTTCTCTTCGTAGAAGGTCCATTCTTTCGATGGGGAAACACCCAGCTCACCGCGGCTACCACCGACACGGAAGATGATCCGACGCTCGAGCAGATGACTGATCGCCTTCGATACGACGTCACGGCGCATATTGGTCAGCTTGCCGATCTCGTCAGCAGAGAGACGCTTGCTCTCGACGTTGTAACCGATGGTCTGGCGGGCGATAGCCATCACGACGCGGAACTCACGGGCTGGCAGGTCGACTGCAGCCAGAGCCTCCATGATGCTGTTGTCCATCCGGGTGAACCCCCGTTGGGTATTGCCAATCTGAATAACGTTGTCCATAATTCGTCTCGCTACGTTGTTGCTGTTGAAGAAGCCACCCTTGCCCGGTGGCTTTTTTGTGCCTGTCTGTCAGGCGACCTTTACCGAAGCAGCCATCACGTCGAGGCTGTGGCGGGCTTCGTTGATCTCGCGGCTGATCTGCGCGCGCTCGTGCTGGGAGATACGGCCGTCATCCATCGCATCGCTCACGGAGCGAGCAACGTCTGCGAATTCCTTGGTGACGTGGAGCATTGCGGCTGAGAGGTCGCGCGCCTTTGGCTGCTCCTTGGCTACCAGCTCAAAGCCGAACGCTTCAGCCAGGGATTCCAGGGGGCGCATGTCGCCGGTGTGGAGCAGGATTCCGAACAGGTGCTCAATGGTCAGGTGATGAGCGTCGTTGTCCGGATTGGCGCGCTGAAGCAGGCTCACATGCGGAACACCCATCTTTGCCGCCAGGTTCTTGGCTTCGTGATCCAGCACTGCGGCCTGGGTAGCTCTCAGAAAATCTTCCATCTCGTAAAACCTCTTGTCTCTTTCCGTGGAGCCCTACCGTTGGTCGGGCAATACTGGATTCATGGAAACCACTGACAGGGATGTCGCTTATGCAGCTACTGGAGCCTTGCGAACCGCCTTGAACTTGCCGCGGGACAGGACCTGAATTTGGTACTGGCGAGACTCGGGAACCGTCTCTCCCCACATGGTTACTGCGCTGGGGCGGATACCGAGGGCGTCCGCTAGCTTCTTCTTGCTGCCGAAGAAATCGGCCACGTCTTGAGTCTTCATTGCTCGACCTCGGGTTAGCGTGCCGTAATTTCAGCATGCTTAAATAACAAGGTCAAGCAAATACTTAAGCGGAGTGCATGCTTAAATTCAGGATGCTTAACATGTGTGTTATGGAAAGACACGAACGCATCGCCCGCGCCATCCAGGTCAGTGGGCTCAAGAAAGGCGAGATCGCTGCCCAGTGCAACGTTGCGAACTCGGCCGTGACCCAGTGGCTATCAGGCGAGAGCAAGAGCCTCAAGCCTGAGAACTTGTTTGCCTTGGCGAAGGCCACCGGCTTCAGCGCGCAGTGGCTGGCCATCGAGGAAGGCCCGGAGCGGATAGAGAGCAACGTAGAGGCTGGGCCTGACATCCAGAGCCCATACCGCGAGATCCAGATCGTAGGCACCGCACAGATGGGCACCGAGGGTTACTGGTATGCCCTAGATGAGGCGGACGGCATTGTCGAGGTGCCTTCGCGCGATCCTGGCGCCTACGCGCTGCGCCTTAAGGGGGACTCAATGGCCCCTGCTATTCGTTCCGGATGGATCGCAGTTGTTGAGCCGAACCACCGCCTCGTGCCGCTCGAATACGTGATGATCCGCCTGCATGACGGCGAGTGCATGCTGAAAGAGCTGCTGCAGGCCACTGACGAAGAAGTCGTGGTGCAGTCGGTGAACGAGCAGTTCGGCCGGCGCACGATCCCCGCGGACCAGATCGAAACCATCCACTACGTCGGCCACATCGTCGCGCCAAGCAAGGTTCGCCTTTAGTCTAAGACGTGCCTAGAAACTTGACGCAAGGCAAGTGGCCATCATATTCCTTCTTGAAGCTGAATTGCCTCACAATTACTGTGTGGATATCCAGCAGTAAGGAGGATTCACATGCGAGGAGCGGCAACCCTTCATCACCAGAACCAGCTCTCCAGCTACAACAGGCTCGTGCGCCGCGTCAGCCAAGCCATCACAGCGCCTACCGCGCAGCGCGAACGGCAGGCCAATCTCAGGCCGGGGCCGGACGACCGGCCGGAAGACTGGGAGCGCCTTCTTGAAGAGATCGAGCAGGCCGACAGCGTGACCATGCGACGACGACCAGACGGAAGCGTCCACGTCATCTGGACCGGCTCAGAACACTGACACCCTAGCCCGCCCTTCGCGGGCTTTTTGTTGCCTGCGAATTTCAGCAAACTTAAAAAAAGACTTGACCGATAAATTCAGCATGCTTAAATTACACCCATCGAAGCGCAGAACACCGCGCACCGACAGGCAGAGATGCCCTGGCCACGGCCTAAAGCTCTTTCACAACTCAAGATCAGCGCGGCGGGGTCCCGAAAGGTACAGCGCGCTCACCAAATTCCCCGCCCCATGCCAGCTCTGGAACTGGCCGTGGCTCCACATGCAGCCACGCGAAGTTGCGCAGCCACCCGATGCGACGCCAG